GGCAAATCGGGAAATACATAAACCTCACCTCTGCTATTGCCGCTATCATATTGATAGAAGATGATTTTCCTCTTTAACCCAGAATTATTACCTGATGTGAACTCTATTTCCGCACTGCAATAATGTCCTTTATCTGTTGCTGTTAGCTCTGCATCATAAAATCCAAACTTTTCTTTACCGCTAATGGGGCCATCAACGGTGCCACTTACTTGTTCGTAATAAGGCCAGCCTACAAGTTTAATCGGGTTACTCTCTGTTCCATCGTTTGCAGGAGACAGAGTAGAAGAGACAGAAATATTGCTATTGCCTCTTCTTAGCCAAATAATGTCACCTGCCGTTGCATTGGCTAAGGGGTCAGACAAGTTATTGTACGCACCAGCTCCACCGTCGCTAGAGGCACAGCTAGCAGTTGTTCCATCGCCGTTATATGTACAGGAGACATCAACATAAATGTGAGCAGCAAAGGCAAAGGATACAAAAAGAAGAAAGAAAATAGGTAAAAATAACAACCTACGTATCTTTCGCATCAGTCAATCCCCTCAAATTTATGATTTATGACAAATGTTTTAAATTTATCAAAACTATCTAGATTCACCTTTTTCATTAAAAACTGCTGTAACTTTTCTAAGTCAAAATAAGAATAAGAGGAACACGCCTTTTTTAAATCTAAGAGACTTATATCAGGATTAGTCCTAATATTTTTGACTATACAGGCAAGAAGTTCTCTATACCCCACTTCCTCCAAGCTAGGCAACACATTTAAAGGATTTTTCTGATGTTCTAGCTGTTTTTCTAGCTCGGAAATAAACCTTTTTGTGAGATTATCTATATCCTCTTGTGTTGGCTCTTCTTTAAAATAGCTAGCAGTGTGGTACCTATTTCCTTGGTCATCATCAACCTCTATATCCACACGCCATTCTTTTCCTTCCTTGGTCTTGTATTGGGCAAATACCTGCAATCCAGCAAAAGAAGGCAAACATAAGGAGAAAACTAGGATTATACTAAGTAACACTTTCATCAGTCTTTCCTCACCTTAAGGCTTATTGTACACCTTGTTATTGTTGAACAGCTATCTACGTTAAACCTAAGTATATCCCCAGCATTTATGGTTGTAGTCCAGCCACTAAGAGTAGAATCTTGAGATTTGTTTGAGCTTGAGATTGAAACTGGGTTACTCCCTGTAATGCTATCTGCATCAGTAGGTGGGAAATTTGCATAGGTATCTTTCCAAATATCAACCTGAATTGAACCTGTCTGGTCTGCTAGGGCAGTAGCTTGGAGAATCGTGCAGTTGAAGGGGACTTCTATATCTGCCTTTACCCCTGTGGTTATGGCATTTCCACCGCCATCAATTATTACCTCAATAGCGGCAATGCGAGTATCAGCACTGGAGCTAATATCGCCATCATCTATTGTCCCATCGGCTATCTCTGTAGTTGTTACTACTCCACTTCCTAGTTGTAAGTTATTGTATGTTCCTGAGACATCACCACTGAAGGATGTTGAGGTTGTTAGGTCGTCACTTGCATCCGTATCCCCTGTGTTGGTTATTGTTGCTTTATCATTTGTGGCATCTACAGTGATAGATATTCCTGTCCCTGCTTCTAGGGTAAAAGTATCAGTAGTACTATCTGCCGTTGCCGTATTTGTACCATCTGTAATATTTTGAAAGATGTTTTGCAGCTCATTGGTTGCATCGGCATCAGCGTCATTAACATTGTCAGTGCCTACAACTAGATTTCCTGAGGCATTGAATTTTAAGAGTTTACCCTCTGCCCAGCCTGATTTATCAACATCACTCAGGTCGCCTATTGAGTTGTCGCTTAGGTCATCGTCTGTTAGGCTACCATCGTTATTAGTATAGACATTAGTTACATCTGTAAGTTTACTTTCTAGTTCTGCCTCTGTGTCTAACTCAGTTTCCAAAATAGGATCTCCACTATAAAAAACCTTAGTCCCCGTTCCATCTCCTACAACAATCCTGTCATTGGTGCTATCCCATTCAATTCTTCCTTCAGCCGTGGGGGATGTTCCTGACTTTAAAGTGATATCTGAATTGGATATTGTTCCACCACTTACAGTTATGTCATCAGGTACCTCCGCATCGCTATCAGGAACGTCATCATCAGTTCCACCAATGTTATGAAAATCATTGGAGCAAACAGATTGAATATTGGTAAGTGTACAATATTTGTTTGTTGTACCCTCAGGCAAATCGTCAGTAGTATTGTTGGATAGATCATCATCACTCAGAGAACCATCATTAGGAGTAAAAACAGAGAATAACAGGCTCTCAAATTCTGTTTCTGTATCTATTTGCTCCTTGGTAACGAGTGTGCCTGTAGAAGCTGGCAAGTTTATCGTAACGTCAGAGGTTACATCTTGGCCTTGTAAAATAGTCTCATAGGCATCAGCCGTAGCCCCTTCAAAGTATAACACGTTACCACTGCCATCGGCAGTAAATGCGTCCCCACTTGTAGCATCACCAACAGCGGTAATATCTCCTTCACCGCCTCCTCCCGTGCTGGCAATAGTTACCTTATCGTTGGTTTCATCAACGGTTATACTTATACCCGTGCCTGCCTCAAAAGTAAGTGTATCAGTCGGGCTGTCTGCTTGGGCTGTGTTAGTGCCATCTGATACATAGAGAAAGACATTTTGTGTGCCTCCAGAGCTACTTACACATTTCCATTCACTGGCAGTATCACATAGTCCATCTTCAGTATCACAGATATAAAGTGATCCATCATCTTCCTCATAACACAAATCTCCTAGCCTTCCATCTGTAAGAGACGTACAGTCAGTGGCATGTGTCCTGTAACGCCAAAAATACCAAGTTGTGGCATCTAGGCTAGTAGCCAAAAAGATAAGGGCTAACACAACAAAAAGAAACCTTTTCATATCTGCCCACTCCTAGTGTATTCATAAGGGTATTTTACTTTTACCTTAGGCTTCTTAGATACCTTGTTTATTTCGATAAGATTGTCTAAGTCTTTTTTGTCTATAAGCGCACGCCCATGCAACTTTACAATTGGAATTATGCCTCTCCTGATGTGCCTGAGTAAGGTAGAAAAGGAAATACCTAGGTATTTTGCGGCTTCTCTCTTGCTAAAAAGCCTACGTTCAACTGTCATTATATTACCAATAGCATATCAAACGCTACCTGTCAAGGGGTCAAATGGTATCAATTGACATGCAAGAAAAAATGTATTAATCTAGGATTTATGAAGAAGAAGTACCAATTACAAATCCCAATTACTATGTCTCCTCAGAGGTTTATTACTTTCATGCAATCTCTCTTAGGCAGTTGGGATAACTTTATTTACATGTTTAACGAGTTAGTAGAGAAAAGCAGGTTTGAGATTGACCCAGAGGATGAAAGAATGCATAGGGTAATGGAAATGTGTCCTGATTGCTTTAAGGAGATATACCCAAGGAAGATATGGACACTAAAAGACCTGATGTCATAACTGAGCAACAAAAAAAGCAACTTATTGACTATTATTCCAATCCTCAAAACATTTTATCAGCCCTCAAAGACCATTCTTATCCTAAGGACTACCAAGGCAACCTTATATTTCGTGCCAAGCTAAATGAATTGGCCTCAAAACTGCCTGCCTCAAAAAGGTCTGCCCTAAAAACCTTCTTCTTAAGGGATACAGAAGCCTTTTTTGATTGTTGCCTGTTTATCTATGCCAATAAAGACCACCCAGACCACCCACACCGTCCATTTGTCCTTTGGCCTTATCAGAGAGAAAAGGTACTGCCAGCAGTCATAGAAGCATTGGAAAGCCCTACTACCTACGACCTAGGCATAGCAAAGAGCAGAGATGTAGGAGGAACATTCTTAGTATTGGGAGTATTCCTTAACTACTGGCTTAGGCCAGGGGCTAATGACTTTTTGATTTCTTCTTATGTAGAGGATATAGTAGATACCCCAGGCAATATGAATTCCCTTTTTCCTAAACTTCGCTATATGCTCTACCGCCTACCAAGTTGGATGATGCCTAAAGGCTTTGATAAACGGAAGCATGACAACGTAATGAAGCTCGTAAACCCTGAAACAGGAAGCACAATAACAGGCAAGGCATCTACTTCTGGCTTAGGTATCTCTACTCGTATCAGAGCTGTCCTCCTAGATGAGTTTGCCTATTGGGAAAATGACAAGGCGGCCTATGAATCCCTAACAGATGCTACAAGAGCTAGGATTATTGTTACCACTCCAGCGGTGCACAGAGGGCCCAACTGCTACTTCTATAAAGAACTTATAAGGAACAATCGGCTTACCAAACTTATCCGTGTCCATGTAAAGGAAAGGCCAGATAGAGATAATGAATGGCTTAGAAAACAAAGAGAAACAAGAAGTCAGTCAGATTATGCGGCTCATATAGACATTGAATTTGACTTTGCTCAAGGAGAGGGACACTTCAGCAGAGAATACGACCCAGTTATCCATAGGAGAAAACTTTATTATATCCCAGGGGCTATCCTTTACCGTGCTTGGGATTGGGGAGCACGTCATCCTTGTGTTGTCTTTGCTCAGGAAGATACTTATGGCAGAATCTTGCTTCTTAAGTTGATACTGGGCAGGAATGTAGGGCTTGAGACTTTTGCAGAATATGTTTTGATGAAGACCGCTGAGTGGTTTCCTAATGCCTCAGAAGTAGTTGACCTAATTGACGAAACTGCTTTTGCTGCTACTGACAGGGAAGGACTGGCCAGCAGAGTAGAGGTTTTGCAGGGAGTTGGAATTGACCCTATAGGAGTGCCAAACCAGAAAGAAAGAATGACCCTGATTATACAGAAAAGGCTCAGGACGCTTATAGCGGGCAAGCCCATGCTTATGATAAATGAAGAAGAACCAGATGAACCTCATGGATTTGTTGAAAGTGAGAGTTGCTATTACTTCCATAGGTTGTTTTCTGGTGCATTAGTAACAGATCCTAAAAACGCTTTAAAATGGAAGAAAGACCCTAATACTGGCTGGGATGACATCGCAGACAATATAGGCTTTATTTGTCTTTACCTTACTCCCTCTCTATCTGAAAAAATAGAAGAAAGGCAAGAATATGACCCGTACCAAGAAGAACCTATAGCAAAACATGGGTGGATGGGGGTATGATTTACATAGAGAAAGACATTATTTCAGTAAACTGGGATAAAATGGAAGAAGCACTAAGCCTGCTTAAGCCAGAATTTGAAACTACTACTGTAGCTTGTCCTTATTGCAGACGTCCAATTGAACTTCCAATCATTGCTCGTGAATCAGACATATTGGCCTTTAAGAGGCTTATGGAGCTAGCAGAAAGATATTTTAAAGGAAAAGGACTGCAAGACAAAATGTGGGATTATATTATTGCCAAGATAAAAGATGAACAACAAAGGAATAAGCACTAGTAGCTTGACATTCTTTCTTTTCTGCCTTATACTGATTACAAAATAGAAACAAGAAAAAAGGCTGAAGATGATGGCTTTTGTCTAGAAAGCTCTCCTCCAAAGAATTCTTAGAAATCCAACAAAAGTACGAACAAGCCCGTGAGCATCAAAAGCGCCTCCTAGAATGGGGAGAAGAAGCCTACAAGTTTTACATCGGCGGTGAGTTCCAGTGGGACGAGAAAGACCTTAAGACCCTAAAAGAAGAGCTTAGAGCCACTTTTTCTATCAATATTATCAAATCTAAGGTAGATATGATTGTTGGCTACATGGTCAACAATCGCTTTGAATTGAAGTATGTGCCTGTAGAAGGTACGGACCAAGTTATTGCCGATGTCTTTAACCAACTTGCCAAACTTATACTTGTTAAAGCTGACAATGAGTATTATGACAGAGAGTTGTTCAAGCATGGCCTTATCTGCGGCAAGGCATATAAGGTACTGAGTATCAACTATGACAATGACCCCCTTTATGGTGAACTTGAGATATCAGTTGAAAGTCCTTGGAGCATTTGTGTTGACCCTAGTTCATTAAGGTACGATGAATCAGATGCAGAATATGCATTCCGTTCTGTTTGGCTTCCCAAGGAGAAAGTAAAAAAGCTATGGCCTAGGGCAAAGATTGACCAGATGCTTCAATCTTTTGGCTATGAAGACAAGGAATCTATCCATACCAAAGAGCCAGAAAAATATGAAACTGTAAAGTATCCCTTTTACGACTCAGCCAGTGATAAACTGAGAATAGACGAGTATTGGTACAAGGAATATGATGAATATACGCTTTATGTTGATACTAGCAAGTATGAAATAGTTGACACTTCAAATATGTCTCCAAGTGAGATAAAGAGTCTATCCAAGCAACCACATATAAGGAAAGTAAGAAGACTTGTTCCCAGAGTAAGGGTTAAAACTATTTGCGGTAATATTGAATTAGACGACAAGCCAACTCCATTTACCAAGGGTGAATTAACTAGGCGTTTTCCCTTTATTCCGTTTTGTGCTTACAGGCTTAGGTGGTCAGATGAAGAATATATCTATGGCCTTGTAAGAAATCTCCAAGACCCGCAAAGAGAAAAGAACAAGAGAAGAACACAGCTTATAGACATTATCAGCCACACTCCATTTGCCAGCCTAATCTGGGAACAAGGTGCACTTACGGCAGAAACCAAGAGAAAGATGCAGGAAAAGGGTCTTTATCCTGGTCTCCCCATTGAGATTTCACGTGGTAAGTGGGGTAGGTTTCAGGTAGTTAACCCGCCTGCATTTCCTCAGGGCATCTTGATGATGGAAGAAATAAGCACAAAGGATATGGATTTAATTTCTATTCCTGAGATGCCTTCACAAAAGGTAGAAGCTGGCATTGCCTTGCTTACTAAAGAAAGGCAGGTACTCACGGGTGTGGCAGACATTTTTGATAACTTCCGCCTTACACAGAAGATATTTGGCAGGTGTCTTATAGGGATTATTCAACAGCTCTTTGATTATGAAAAGACTATTAGGGTTATTGCTCCAAATGGGGCAGAACAACTTATAACGATAAATAAGAAACTATACAAAACAGACGAGGAAGGTATCCCATTAATAGACAGACAAGGTAACTTTATTATAGACAAGATAGAAAATGATATTTCCATAGCCAAACTTGACTTGATTGTATCAGAAGTTTCTGTATCACCTAGTTATAGGTTAGCCATAGCAGATACGCTTTCGAAACTCGTGCAGACTTTCCCACTACCTGGCTTGCTAAAAGCATTCTTGTATTATTTAGACTTACCAAGTGACGTTAGAAACATAATAGAACAAGAAACACAACTGCAAGCCCAGCAAGTACAACAAAATCCACAATTATTAAGGCAAATGGCAGGAAGAAGATGAGGACATATACAAGGGAAGAGCTTGATGTTACAAACAAACTAGAATATTATCTACTAAAGGACATAGCAACTAACCAAGAAAATAGTGAAACAGTAAGGGAAATAGGAAAGTAACTGAGGAGGAAAAAAATGACTAAAGAAGAAGCGCTAGAGTTACTGCAAGAAATAGAAAAATCAGACATAGCAAAAAGGGGCAGAGTAAGCATAGTTGATAACAGAAGAGAAACAAGCCATATCGTTGGTCGTGTTATTAGCGTTTTGCTACCTGAACCAATCTCACCAGAAGAAAGAGAAGATATCTGGCAGGGACTTATAAAACTGAGAGATTATGCAAAACAGAAGGGTGCCTGGACAAAGCTAATAGATTCACACAAGCAGACAATAGAAATACTGAGTCTAACAATTACTTACGACATAGCTCAAGGAATAAGAAGGTTATCTTGACAAAACAAGCAAAGTAGCTTATAACATAATAAAATAGCCTACCAAAGAGAAATCCTACCAAGCTAGAAGACAGGAAAAATCAAGAGGATGCCAATGTGCCAGAAGACCCACAAGAAGAGGCAGTAGGAGGGGATTCGCCCACCCCAGAGGAAGAAAGCCAGATAGAAGGCCAAGAGTCTTTGCTACCTGAAAGTGGAGAGCTTGAGGGAGAGAAGCCAGAAAGCGACGTAGAAAGAAACTGGAAAGCCCTCAGAGAAAAGGTAGAATTTCTGGAAAAGCAGCTTCAAGAAAAAGACAGAATACTGCAACAGATTAGTCAGCAACCTCAACCTCAGCCAACTCAACCTCAAATTCCAAGTCAGCCTCAGGTGACACCACAAAACTACTTAGAAATGTACCTTCAGCAGCTTCCACCTCTACCAGATAACCTTCCTTATGACGATGCTAGGGCTTATGCTGATGCAGTAAGAAAGCAGGCAGTTAAGGATGCCTTAATGCTTCAGACTCAGGCAGTTCAACCTGTGTTGCAGCCGCTTGCAGATATGCTAAACCGCCTTGCTATTGCTTATAGTGAGATGAAGGCTCAGATTACACATCCTGATTTTAAGGAAGTGGTAACGGATGAAATTTATAATGAAGTTAAATCAAATCCTATGGTAGCCAATATGATTCTTTCTTCTCCTGACCCTGGGGAAACCCTTTACAAGTACGCACGCATGAAGCAGTTATCCAGTGAGGACGCAATTGAAAAGCTAAGAAAGCAGATTCAAGAAGAAACACTAAAGAGAATGACTGCCGAAAAAGGACACCAGCCTGTGAAGTCTGGAACAGCAGGGCCCAGCCAGACTATCACGGCTGAGATGATAGACAATATGTCAGACGAACAGCTAAGGGAGTTTAAGAAGAAAAACCCAGATATTTACCAAAAATACTTAATGGGTGAGTTATAGGCTGTACGGAGGTTCGCCTCTCCAAAAGGAGTAGGCTAGAAGAAAGGAAATTGAAACTGAGGTAGTAAACATGGCAGAGACGGCATTTGGCACAAATGATGCCCTTTGCGTTAAGCGTTGGGCAAAGGAGTTTGCCACAGAGTACAGAGTAGAGAGCTTCTTTGAAAATAGCGGCTTTATTGGCAGGTCTTCTAACAACATTATTCAAGAATTAACAGATTTAATGAAAGAGCCTGGAGATAAAATCACATTCCCACTTGTAATGGCAATTGACCAGAGCCCGATTATGGATGATGATACAGTGCTTGGAAAAGAGGCTGCACTTGTTCACTACAGCTGTTCTGTAACCATTCACAAAAGGACTTTTGCAGTAGCCATTGAAGGTGAGATGACTGAGCGTCGTGTTGCTATGGACTTAAGACAGCAAGCTAAGGACAGGTTAATGGTTAGGATGAGGGAAGACCTAGATGAACAAATTTTTGATGCACTTTCTACCTCTCCTTCTACTAACAGAGTCAAGTATGCAGGTAATGCTACTCAGACCTCCGAGTTAACTGCTACTGATTATCTCACACTAGACTTAATCTCCAAAGTTAAGGCATTTGCCCGTGCAACTGCTGACCCCAAGTTAAGACCCATAAGAATTGGTGGAAAAGACAGATACATCATGATTATCCACGACCACTGCATGTATGACCTAAGGGTTAATGATAGCAAATTCAATCAGATATGGAGAGAATTAGGGCCTCGTGGGCAGTATGAGGATAACCCATTAATCAGAAACTGTGAGTTTATGTGGGATGACGTCCTTGTCTTTACACATCCAAATGTGCCAGTAGCTACAAACTGGGGTTCTGGTTCTGATGTTTACGGTGCTACTAACTTATTCTTAGGTGCTCAAGCAGCAGTTCTTGCCTATGGTGGCCGTAAGTACAAAGCAGGTGGAAGGGGCCATATCGTATGGGCAGAACATGAGAAGCCCTATGGTGTCGGGATTGGTTTTGCAGTCTCTGACATCAGGGGTGTGGCTAAGACAGTTTTTAATAGCGAGGACTTTGGCGTCATCGCTGTAAGGACTGCACGCAGCCAGATTACATAACATAAGGAGGAATCATGAGTGAAGAAGTAAAAGAGGAAATGGCAGAGGCTAAAGAAGAAAGCAGGGGGCCAGAGATGCCCCCTGAGGATATTACCTTTATTAAAGACAAGAACGGCAGAATCCAGAGGAGAGATCCAGCTGAGGTTATCCAGTATGTAGGCAGGCTTCGCAAGGGACAGGTATTTTCTATTCCTGTTAGGGGCAGAGATGGATTTAATCACGATATCGTGTTTGACCGTGTCTATGACGGTGAGCCTAACTGTGCTTGGGTTCCTTGGCCTGAGATTAGGGCTAAGCTACTGATTAAGAGAGTCAGGCATCCTAGGAGCAAATCTGGTTACTACTTGACTCTGAACGATAACTTTCGGCTCATGATCAAACAAAAGCACTTATTTGAACAGCATATCAGAATATTAAAGGATATTTGGAGGATGGAGCACAGAGAGCAAATAGAAGAAGAAAGGCTATCAGAAATAATTGAAGCAGGAGCAGAAATCTAGGGAGGTAGAGGGCTATGAAGCAGAGTAAGACTGGAATGGATCAGGGTGGTCTTTTTGCCATCCTAGACCTTATAAAAGCCCTGTGCAATGAGCTTAGGACTGACCACGGAACATTCAAGACTGCTGTTGATAATCAGAAGACTGCAATGAAAAACATGGCTCTTAGCTCTGGTGGGATTGGAATTGCTACTACAACAACCAAAGTTAAAACATCTAATACTATTACTTACATCATTAACGGAGAATTTAAGAGCAAGTCAGCTAGTGACCCTTGTTGGGACCTAACTGGCTTTAATTGCTCCAATGGAAAGTATAACAAGTGCTTGCTCTATCTAGATGCAGACGGTAATGCATCTATTGGAGCAGGTATAGAGGCTGATGCAGCGGACGATGTGGTACTTCCTTCCCTTCCTTCTGACAAGGCCGTTGTGGGAATGGTTCAGGTTCATCCTACAGGCACAGGGGATTTTACAGGCGGCACAACTGACTTAGACGATGCTACTGTTGTTCCTAACGCAACATACTACAATTTAGCATTTCATCCAGACCAGATAGGTGATGCACCAGCATCAATTAGTGCTAGTGCAGTAACCTATGACGTATAAGAGTAGAAAGCAGAAAATATCTAGCGGAGGCTAAAAGTGGCAACTATCACAAACTACGTTGACAAGATTCCAGCTCCCTCTAGGCCAGAAGAGGGGATGGGAATTATAGCAGTTAGGTTAGACTTTAGCAAAGTGCCAGCAAGTTCAGGTGACGTGATACAGGCAGTAAATATCCCCGCTGACACCCTAGTTACAGAGGTTCTTGTCCACCAAGAAACACCAGAGGGTGCAACTGCTACAATAGACGTTGGTGATGGGTCTAATGCAGATGGCTGGCTAGATGGGATAGATATCAACAGCTCTACTACAGATGTTATTTACAGCTCTATGAAAAATGCAGGCACCGATGAGGCTTATGGAAAGAAAGGCGGTAAGTGGTATGGCTCAGCAGACACAATTGATGTTACAGCTAATGCTAACTTAAGTACAGCAGTTATTGACATTATAGTTAAGTATATCAGGAAGTCTTGGTCTTACAGGAATGTAGAATAAAATAAAGGACTTGCAGGCTAAAAACTAGGCCCTCTGAGTATCCTTGGAGGGCCTTTTTAGTTAAGGAGGCGTGATGGCTAGAAAAGCTAAGAAGCGTGCTAGGAAGGCAAATCGTGTACCGCCAATACCTACTCCTAAAAGCATGCGAGTAGAGAAAGCTCAAAACGGCTTTGTTGTAAGTTACTGGGACGGGAATAAGGATAACACTTACATAGCCAAGTCAGTTAATGAATTAAAGAGATACCTTAACCAAGTATTTGGTAAATAAGTATGGCAACAGCGGCAGACATCATAACAAGGGTTGGCTATAGGACAAGGAAGACTATAGACTCAAATTCTGACCCTTCCCAAGCAGAAGTCTTAGCTTGGATAGAAGAAGCATGCAACTGGATACAAGGAGTCTGTATAGAATATGGCTCTGAGTTGGGAAGGACAATAGGCAATATTATCTTACTTGATGGAATTCAAGAATATGATGACCTAGCTTCTAGCCTTTGGGTACCTGCTGAAAAGGGCTGGATAAAGGAAAGTAATACCTATTACTACGTAACCCGTGTTAACAAAGATGACTTAGTTCGCCTTCATGGCAACCCAACTGATGAATCAAGACCCGAATACTTTTATGTAACCAATGATAACAAAATAGGATTCATTGATATTCCTGACCAAACTTACGACTTTTACCTTCCTTATTGGCCTAGACACAGCATTACAAAAACTAACGACCCAATTCCATTTAACGATATATTCAACGAAGTGATAATTGAGGCTGTTAGTATTAGGGTGCTCAACCGTGATGAGTACAACGTGCAATTTGAACAGGGCTGGCTGAACTGGCTTTCTGACCTAGTGGTAAGAACAATAGAAAAGAGGCAAAGGTATTTTGAGAGAGTAGCTAGGAGGGACTTTTGATAAAAGCTCAGAAACACTTACCAGAAAGGCAGCGAGTATTTTCATTTAGAAACTTCTTTCTTGGCTACTCTGAGCGTATCTTCCCAGTGTCTATGGGTGAACACGGTCTTTATGATGTACTTAATGTTGATTTTGTTTTGAGAACCACAGAAGAAGGCAAGATGATAGTATTAAAACCCAGATATGGAACGGAGAGAATTTCCCAAGCATATCTTACTGAATTTTACCTTAACGACACGGCAACTAGCGATGTTTGGAAAGTAATAGCTACTAACGGAGTCCTTGGAGTAGAAAAAGTCTCATCTTCATGGGGTGTACTTGACTATTATCCCCTAAAAGATGTAGCAGCAGCAGATACTTATTGGAAGCTACAGGTTACAAATGGCCAAATAAACCTTACAAGCAACAGTTCGGCAGAGTATAAGCCCAACCCAATTATCCCCGACAGTGATGGTACTATCTGGCAGCTAACAGCAAATAATGGCAGGCTTGTTCTTACTGATGAAATTACCTCCGCTCCGCTAGCTGTTTACTATTACAGCACACAAGACCAGTATATCTTAGCAAATGACCAAAAGCTTTATTACCTAGATTCAAATAAAAAACCTGTAGAGATTGGAGATATAGAAGGCACTCCCAAGTTTATTGAGTTTAATGGAAGACTTATTATCTGTGACGGAGGCGTAACCAAAGTCTGGGATGGAAGCACCTATGACAAGTTAAACGATTCTTGGGAGGACATCGTCATTGAAACAGGTGACGGTACGACAAAGAATTTCACAGGAAACTTATCCCACACTCCTATTGAGCCCAACACATTGTACATCTACTATACATCAGGTGGAGTAACAAAAATCATACAAGATGATGGTAAAGGCAACTTAATTGGAGATGTTGATGCAGGTGGTACAAATACCATAAACTACACCACAGGTGCCTATGACTTTACCTGCTCTTCTGCTCCAGATAATGGTACAGACCTTACTGCTGATTGGCAACAAAGCGAAGCAGGACCTAAGTCACAGGGCGGAGTGGTAAGAGGAGCAAGGCTTTACCTTTGGGGTGATCCAGACCACCCAAGCCGTCTATATTGGTCTGATTACGCCTTATCAGTGGATTCGCAAGCCCACAACAGGTGGTCTTCAACGGCAAATGGCGGCTATGTAGATATCAATCCAAGGGATGGCTCAGACATACTAGGTGCAGAGAATTTTTACAATGTCCTGATAGTAATAAAGGGAAATGGTATATACAAAGTGCTCAACTATCCTGAGGATAACAATTTTGCAGTGGTTAATACATTTGATTTTGGAGCAATAAGCAAAAATGGGATTGTTTCAACTGGTTATGGCCTTGTAGTTCTTACCAAGGAGGGTTTAGTACACCTATTCTCTACAGAAAAATTTGGAGACATAGACAGGGCACTGCTTACAGACGACATAGATTTAACAAACCTTATCAATGCAAACAGTTACTTAGGTTACAATCCCATTTCAGGACAAGTTTGGTTTACAGGTTATGATTCAAATGATGGGTCTTACAGACAGTACTGCCATGTAGTGGACATGGAAACAAAGTTGCTTACGAAGTATCAATTTAAGTTTATTCACACTTGTTATCAGTCAAAGCTGGACAAAATGCTCATAGGTGGCAAAAACGGACACCTGTATGAGTTAAAGAGGGAATACCTGTTTGATGACCAAGACAAATTTGACATATTGATACAAAGTGGATTTACAAATTGGGGCATGCCACTTAACAGGTTTCACAATAAGAGGTATAGCGTAGAACTTTACAGCAACAAAGGATTTAGCTTTGACTTCTACCTCTACAAGGATGGACATTTTACAACACCTGTTTCGATTGATACTGGACTTGGTGATGAGACAGTCTATGATGCAGATGAGGAAGTAGAAGACGCAACAATTCAATTGCAAGCCAGGAGAATAAGCAAGTGGAAGGTATTTAACTATGACAGGGTTATGTTCAAAATCACAAATTTTGACGGGCTTGGAACATGGGAATTACACAGGGTAGATTTAATCTCAGCTATATTGGGGGCATAAATGGCTAAGCAAACAATACTTGGTACAGATACCGTTAAAGACGCATTGCTAACCAAAGTAAATCAAAATTTTGATGAGGTATATGAGGAACTAGACCAGAAGGCTGCAAAAGACCACACACATGGAACAGGAGGCGTTGTCCTTTCTTTAATAGACAATGAGGGCTCTCTAGGAGAAGGTGCCACAGAGGGAGAATTAAAGTACTGTTATGAAAATAAAAGATGGTATGCGTGGAACAGCACAAGTTCGAAATGGCTACTTGTGAGCAGACCTGAACTTAGTTACTTTTACACGATTAACTTTGGAGGATAAACATGGCATACACCAACTATGAATATGGCCGAATAGCAGCACTAAGGCCAGCCAATACAAATGAACAAAAACTCTACGCACCCAGTGAAGGAGAGCAGGTAGTAGGTGTGCTCAGGGTAGTAAACCAAGACAGCAGTGACCATACATTTAGTATAGCCCACACAGCTACTGATGATGCCGCTACAGGTGCAGACTGGATTGCTTACGAAAAGACAATAATTGCAAAGGATACACAGGAATTTTCCATTAATATTAAGTATCCTGAAACGCTAAGGGTTAAGGTAGATATAGCAGACAAGATTAACTTTCATCTATCAGGCTTAAAGATGAGCTAGGAGGCAATGTATGATTAGAGAAAGCATAAGGTCTATTCTAGAATGGATACTGAACAAAGCTATTCCTAGCAGCCCGAACACAGACAGCATTTATGAAAGATTAAAAACATTGGATGATAACTACACTTCTACTAGAGCTGCAAAACTGGATAACTTAGACAAGGCTATCTCGGCAGTTGACGAGGAGGTAGATGAGAGTTTAAACAAAGCTATTCCTACTAGCCCCACTTC